CGGCGCCAGTGCGCGGCCAACTCCGGGTCGGACGGCGGATCGGGCGCGAGCCGCCACAGCAGCAGGCCGATCTTGCCGCCGACGATCGTCGCCGCCGCGATCAGCGAGACCAGCCACCAGATCAGGAAATCGCGCCAGTCGCTCACCATCAACTCCACAATTGCACGGTTTCGATCATGCGCGGCGACGTCGCCGTGACGCGCACGGGCAGGATGACCACCGTCCCCTCGGCCAGCGTGACGCCGGTCAGGCGCGGGTTGAGCGCGATCACCTCTTCGACCGCGTCGACGCTGCCCAGCGCGCGCCAGCACAGCGCGTCGAGCGTCTCGCCCGCGATCGCGGGGGCACGGGTCAAAGGGGTCGCATCGGCCATCAGATCAGCTCCACGTCGATGCGCGTGGTGCCGAGGATGTCGCGTACCGCCGCCAGCGCGCGCGCGGTCATGTCGGGACCGACCAGCGATTCTTCGTCGATGCGGTCGACTTCGTCGTTCGTCGCACTGCTGTCGCGCGCGAAGGCGGCGAGTTCGGCCGCCGCGTACAGGCGCACCGCGCGCGCGAACAGCAGCGACAGGCGATGTTCGCCGTCGATCGTCTCGCCGGGCTTGACCATGGCGAGCGACGTGCAGCCTTCGGCGATTCGTGCGATCTGCCAGTCGGAAAGCTGGACGAGGACGGTGACGATCGCGCCCCGGATCGCCTCGACCAGGCGCGCGTGCGGCGTCTCGCCGCGCAGGCGCATGCCAGCGCGCATTGCGCCCACATCGATCGCGGGAAACCAGCCATCGGCCGCCACGGTCGCGCCGGGGGGCGAATGCGGGGCGGGCGGTGTCGCGACAAATCCGGTCATGGCCGTCTTCCAAAAAGTGCGGGGGTGAGGAGCGCATATCCGGCAGCGGAGAACCGGACCGGATCACGCACCGCCCCCGCGGCGCCGTGGGGCGTCAAGTGGGAGGCGCGAGCTTCTTCAGTTCGCGCCCCAGCGTTTCGATATCCTTCGCGACCCCGACCTTGGCATCGAGGCTGCGCGCGCGCGTCAGTGCGTCGAGCGCGGCCGACAGCAGCGCGGGCTTGCCCCCGGCGGCCGCGCCCTCGTCCTCGGCGTCGAAGGCGTCGGCATCGGCCATCAGCTTGCGGCCGATCGCCTTCAGCAGCTTGGCGCGGACTTCGTCCGGCATGTCGTGAGGATCGGTCAGCGCCTGCGCGGCGATCAGCGTGCCATGGTCGACCGCCGCGACGTCCTTCAGGCCCGCGTCGGCGATTTCCTCGGCGATCAGGCAGGCGGCGGTGCGGCGCAGGCGCGCGATCTCGATGCCGTGCGTCAGCACATGCGCGCCGATCTGGAGCGCCGCCGTCCATTCGTGGAGGTCGAGGCTCCACACCAGCATGGTCGCGACGATCTCATCCTGCACCGCTGCGCCGTCCTTGCCCGCGCGCAGCGCGCCGTCGATCCAGTCGCGATAGCGGCCGATCATCCCGGCCTTGGTCTCGATCTTGCGTTCGACCGACTGGATGTTCGACAGCGTCCGCAGATCCTCGCCCAATTGCTCCAGCAGCGCGGCATATTCGGGATTGACCGACGCGGGCGCGGGGGCCTTCGGCCTTGCGGTGGCGGCGTGATCGAGGGCGGTCCCGGCAAGCGCGGCGGCGGCGTGGCGGGCGAGATGGCGGGAAACGAGGGACATGCGGAACTCCTGCTGGCGGGCTGGCGGCCCTATCCGGCGGACCGCCGACCGGGGCGTTATGTCCCATCTGGACCGCCCCGGCCTTCTGCTGTGGGTCCGGCGACACCGACCCGGATGTCAGACGCCGCCATCACCCCCCTCGGTGTATCAGGGGTTTTCCGGGTCTTCCGGGTCTTCCGGGTCTTCCGGCGTCGGCGCCTTGCCGATGACGATATTCTCGACGAACGCGGTGATGTCGTAATCTTCGACGACATAATCCTCGTTGACGCTCTCATAATTGGCGATGCGGTCGAGTTCGGGTTCGTCCTTCAGGAAGCGGCGGCGCGTGCCTTCCTGATAATAGATCGACAGGTTCGACAGCTTGGTGATGAGCAGCGCGTTCGCGGGGAAGAAGGGCACGCGCACGGCGGGCAGGCCGCCGAGCTGCTTTTCGGAGCGCAGGATGCGGTCCGCCGCCTCGACCTCGGTCGCCTTGTCGCCCGCCGCGTTGACGATGTTGAAATATTTCTCGTCGACCAGATCATGGCCGACGATGACGACAAGGTCGGTATCGCCGCGCAGCCATTCCGGGATCATCTTCTTGGCGTCGAGCACCAGGGCGTCGAGATTCTGATAGTCGACCTCGAGGCCGACCGTGCCGGGCGCGACATAGATCGCCTCGCCCGCGCCCGACAAGTCGCCGTCATCCAGCACATGCGCGGCGGCATGGGTGCGGATCTTGTGCAGCCAGCCCTCGTTGACGTCCTCAAGGTTCGGATTGGCGACGCGGTCGGTGGTGGCGGCGACCGATTCCCCGTGCCAGCCGATCATGATGCGGTCGCGGCCCTGCTGCTTGGCGATCGCGTTGCGGATCAGCGTCTGGAAATCGGGCTTGTGCCGCCACATATCCAGCTTCGCATAGCGCAGCGCATAGTCGAAGTTCGTCTGGCGGCACGTATAGCGCCCCTTGTCGCTGGTGTCGGTCGGATCGGTCGGATTGCGACGCGTGCCCCCGCTGGTGTCGGTGCGCCCCGCGATCGAGCGCGTGACGCCGACGCCGACCTTGTCGCCCGACTGCTGGATGACCGGGACGATGTTGATCCGCTGGAGGAACTCGCTTCCGGCCTTGATGACCTCTTCGAGCTTCTGTTCGATCACCGGATCGACGGTGAATTGCGTGGTGGCGTCCTGGATGCCGTTCAGCAGCGCGATCTGCGACACATAGGCGGTGAAGAGGACGCGGGTGGCGTTGAGCATGGTCGTTTCCCTGAAAGTGCGAAAAGGCGAGAGCGGGGCGGGTGCGGTCG